GATGTAAACCAAGATTATCTCCACCTGTAGTAAAAACAAAATCTTCTACTAAACATGGTAATGACTTAACTGTTCCATCATAAACAAAAAAACCACCTGCTTGACCCATCCAATAAACTGCCCCATCAACATATTGAATTGAGTGCTGACCTATAGCTCCACAGTTTGAGCCAACCTGTCGAATAGAGAATGTAAAAGGAGGACCAACAAATTGCATAACATATGCAGCAGTATCTGTTAAAATTAAAATATAATCTTTTGCTTTTGCTGCCCCAACAATTTTAGTGCCGCTATCTAATCTAAAAGTTCCAGCAGTATTAGTTGAGGTAGGTGAATAGTTAGTGGCGTCTTCTTGATCTGAAAATCTAATAAATAATTTGTCTTGTGTTGTAGTAGTGCCTATTGTTGTTTCGGTTCCTAATATAATTAAATGTCTATCTCTTTCAGAAACAATTGATGCTACAGATGCAGTTGGAGCACCAGACAGTGCTGCGGCTCTAGTAGTTAAAGCGGCATTATTAGCATTAATAGGATTCCAAGAAAATGTTTTGCCATTTTTTGCAGTGGCTATAAGTTGTTGTCCAAAATTATCTAATGACCAATTAGCAGGTTCAAGTATTACAGATGAAGTTCCAGAAGCTGTGCCCCATCCTGTAAAGTTTTGTGCATCAGTAACAGTGGCACCATTGGAATGTGCTTGTCCGTTTGAGGTGCCCGGTGTCGCTGTTCCGTTAGCCCCTCTTGTTATACCAGTTAAATCATTACTTGAAATACCGCTATAGGTAATTAACTCATTATCAACCAATATAACGCCCGATGTTGGTAAACCTGTAACTGATGTCAATGTTATACTAGTTCCTGAACCACCTGTCCCTGCTGTATCTGCATTAAGAGCACCATTTAAAGTTGTTTGAATAGGGTTTGTTACACTACCACCATAAAGACCTGTGCCCCATCCATATCCAAATGTCTGAGTTGCAGGACCAAAATCAACATAGGGTTTTATAGATACAGCACCAGCAGCAGTCATACCTGTTCCTGTTTCAGTAGATGGCATAGTTAAAACTAATGATGTAAACGTAGATGATTGTACTTCAAATACCACACCATCAAAATCTGTAGTTGAAAATCCTGTTGCTCCACCACCAGGTAACGTTACCGAGTCTAAAATAATATAATCACCTGCATTAAGATTAGTTCCTGATATATTAATTGTAACAGTTGCAGAACCATTTACAGAAGTAAAAGTCCCTCCTGATATTGTTGCAGCTAGCGGTGTAATGTCATAAAACGTATTAGAATAATAAACCAATAAACATTTATCTGTTCCTATCGCAGCATAAACTCTACCATCTAAATCTGTCCACATATGCTGATGTCTTGCATTTCCTGCTAATGTTGATGTTGTAAGCTGAGACCATCCACCTATTTTCTCAGGCAATCCGTATCTAAATCTTACATTATCTCCATCAACCCATTGACCCTCAGCACCTGTTTCAGTGACTTGCTTATTAAATCCTGGTTGTATTGGTACACTTGTTAAAGGCATCCGTAATTATACCATAATAGATTATTGAAATCTATTTCACTTCATGAAGATTTGCACACTAATTCTAGGCATAATATCTGTTAGAACAGGGTTAACTTTGTGTTGAAATGGTGATTTTATAATAACAATTGAATTACCTTTTAAAGGCAACCACCCATGTGCTGTAGAGTCTGCAAACATAAACTCACCTCCCCAGTTAGCATTCCATTTATTATTAATGTAATAGGTAGCACCATATTTCCAACTGCCATCGTTATGCCAGTTAATACCTGAGCTTTTTTTCATATAATGAATGTTAGTAGACATTTTAGCAACGTCTTCAAATTGAAAAAAAGGATTGTGCTTTACTAATGTTTTTAATTTTTCAAAAGGTTGGTAATTACTAACACTTGTTCTTAGAGGTGGGTTTAATCTTTCTATAAGACCCTCTTCCCAAACACCTTTTGAGGTATGTAAATTTATTTGTTTTCGTTCTTTGATAATAGCATCATGTATACCTTTATACATATTTTGATCTAAAAAATTATGTATCCACCAAATTTTTCCAGGAACAGAATAATACAGCTTCATTGAGGCCCTAAAAAACAATTAATGCAATATCTTGTTCCTTTAGTTACAGGATCTGTACCATGAATCCATATAGGTTCTGCTGGAAATATCATAGCATCTCCAGTTTTAAACGAACATTTTACACGTCCATCAAAAAATCTAAATTCACCGCCCTCATAACCTTCGTTTAAATTTATAGTGCAAGACGCTCTGTTAACTACACTAAAATCAGAATGGTCTTTAATATATTGTCCCTCTTCATATTTAAGTATTCTAATATTATGTGTGGTTGTTAAAAAAAATTTATTCTCAAATGTTGGGCATATATTTTTATTTAAATGCATTTCATAATTTTGTAAAACTATGCTTAAGTAAGTTCGTATAATATCAAAAGGTTTTTTAAAAGACGCATCAAACTGCACAAAATGAGATAAATTAATACATTTAAAATTATCTTTTACATTTTGTTTTTCTTTAAATTTATAACTTTGTTCAGTCTCAGATAAGTATTTTTTGGTTTCAAAAAAATTAATTAAACTATCACATATAGCTTTTGGCATTAGACCATCCATGTGATATTTCAGTTCGGTTATTTTATGGTCAAACATTCTTTATCTCTATCATAATAATATTTTTTACCCCATTGATCAGTATATTGCCATAGAAACAATGTGCATGTATATCTTCTCATATCTTTTACAGGACTTACATTAGCAGCATGTGTCATGTCTGAGGGAAAAAATACAGCTCTATTAGGTTGAAATCCAATATGTATATCTAAATCTTTCATATCCTCATCTTTTCTTTTGGTATAAAAGACTGTGCCATTAGTTACAGCCACAGGGCCATCAATCATCAAAAGCACATTTGCAGCAGCAGGATCTGTATGAGGTTTTAAAGTATCTAAATTTCTCATGTCAATCCCAGAATCAGGGTCGATAACATCTATCTTAATATTAAACTTTTTTTCTGCTTGTCTACATAAAATGTCAGCTAAATCTTTATCATGTTTTAGAGAAAATCTCATACCATAATAAGTTTCTTTATTTCTTACAAGCTCTTTACCAAAGTATCTTGGAATATATGGTAAGCCTTTCTTTACATAACCTTGAATTTTTTTAAGCTCTTCTTTTTCAAAAAAATCGTCTACAATCTGTATCATTTTAATATTGATTTTATTGTATTACAATAATAAGTATCATACTACAAGCACAATAAAAATGATAAATATATTAGATAAATCTAATAACGTTCAAGAACAGATCACTAGTTTAAATGTAACATATAAGAGATCAGTAAATATAATTTTTGGTCATTATCCTTTCCCAGAAGAAATTCATAACTTTATTATAGATATAAAAAACAATATTGATCCAACTATAAATTATTCAAATGTAAAAGGTGGTATGACTGATTGGTATTTTTTTAATAAAAAAAATAATTTTAATAAATTTTTTAATTACCTAATAAATAAAAATAGTCAAACTCACCCTGACATGTGGAAATATTTTTTTGATAAATATTTTGTTTCTAATGCTTGGGGCAATGAAATAAAAAAAGGGGATAGTGTTGGTTTTCATACACACCCTTGTACTCATGGTTTATTGTTTTTAAGCAAAGGTTGTGATTTAATTTTTCCAGAACTTAATATTACAATAACTCCAGAACCTGGAGATTATTATATTTTTCCTGGTGAAATATTACATGGTTTCAATGAACATACTGGAGATCTTAATAGATATACTTTAGTATTTAATATATTACAGGGAGATATATTTAAATTCCAAAATAAGGTAAAGGAGCTTAATGAAAGAAAAGACATCTAACATAACTAATTTTATTGGTGTTTATGATAATTTCATAACCCCTCAAGAGTGTAACAGAGCGATAAAATTTTTTGAGGACATGGATAAATTTAATAAAACAATGAATAGAATCACTTCTGAAGGTATGTCTGTTTTAAGAAAACAAGATCAGCATTATTTTTGCACGTTTGATCAATATGATGTGTGGTTTAAAGAACTTAAGACTATGATTATAAACTTTGATTTAGCTTTTAATCATTACTGTGAACAAACAGGTGCTACAAATATTTATGATGTTAAGTATAAATATACTGGACTTAAATTACAAAAAACGTTACCGACTGAAGGTTATCACGACTGGCATGTAGAGTATTCTAGTGTTGATAGTGACGCTTTAAAAAGGGCTTTTGTTTATTCTATATATTTAAATGATGTTAAAGATGGCGGAGAAACTGAATTTTTATATTTTTCAAAAAGGGTTAAACCTAAAAAAGGTAGAATTGTAATATGGCCAGCTGCTTTTCCTTATGTTCATAGAGGTAATCCACCAATATCAGGTGAAAAATATATCTTAACTTCTTGGATGTTGTTGCCTATGTTAAATGATAAGTTTTAACTAGTATATGAAGTAGGTCTTGCACCTATTCTTGCTACCTTAGCATCAGCAGTTTCTTGAGTGCCAGTCTCGTCAAAATAGTTGTCCATGTCCCAATCAGATTGTAATCTAACTAAATGTGCAGCATCCCATCTATTTGTAAATTCTTGAATTGAACCTAGTGTTGCTTCATCATATTGAGAGTGAGGTGTATCATCTCTATACTCAACTTCATCTGTATTTGGAGTTGTGCCATGTTGAATAGCCCAAATATTTGAAAATTTTGATTGACTCCAAAATGCATCATCATCAATAACATAACCGTTACCAGCTGCATCGCCAGTTTGTTTAATAACTAGCTTGTCGTCCATAACTACTGTCCAATTTGCTGATGTTGCCATAAATTTCTCCTAAGTTTTAATTATATATATCACAGCCAAATAAGGTTGTACAACAGATGTTGAATCACCTGTAAATGTTGCACTCATGTTATGGTTGTGCCCTTGTCCTGATCCTGCATTTGATACACTCAAACCAGTATTACCTGAAGATCCTTCAGGTGTGTGGAAAGGATTTGTTTGTCCACCAGCAGGTGTGTGACCACCACCAGAACTTGCAAATGATATATTTGTTGGGTGATTGTGCGAAGCTAATTGTGCAGTTGATAAAGTTGCATTAGCTGTTGAACCACCTACGTTTCCTGTAGATTGCACTTGTTCTGCTCCACCTGTTGAAGCTAATGCTTTGTTATTAGATTTACCTAAAGCAATTTTGTCAGATAAGTTCGGTAAATTAAAAGTAGATGAACCATCTCCTGTTCCGTATGTTGTACCAACAATTGCAAATAAAGCAGAATATGTTGATCTAGAAACCGCAGATCCATCACACTCTAAAAAGCCAGATGGCACTGAAGATGAAGACCACGGCACGATAGTTGCAGTAGGTATACCTTCGATACCAGTAAGGTTTGCTCCAGTAAAATCGTATCTTGTTGCTTCGTAATTTGACATATTATTTCTCCATATAAGTCCAGCCTACATTTGAACCAGAAAAGACTAATCCAAAACCTGCACCCTCTGTGTTAACTACTAAGTCTGATGTTGCGTTAGCTATTTTAGAACTGTTTCTACCTACAGTCAATGCGGCAGTATCAAAATTAAATCTTGAATCTATAAAATGAACTTCATCACCAACAGCTGGTGACGCTGGAAGTGTAACTGTAAAAGCACCACCCGTTGTATCTATAAATCT